TCAGACATCGACACCCAGCTCCTTCAGATACCCGGCCATCTTCGCCCGGACGTCGGCAAGCTCCGCCTCGATCCGCACGATGTCCTTCTGCACGGCGGCGACGTCGATCTCCTCCTCCGGCTCGAACGTGTCGACGTAGCGGGGGATGTTGAGGTTGTAGCCGTTCTCGGCGATCTCTTCGGGGCTGGCCCGATGCGAGTACCGCTCGACCTCGGCGCGGGTGCCGAAGGTCTCCAGCACCTTGGCCACATGCGTCTCGTCCATCACGTTCTGGGTCTTGCCCGGCGTGAACTCCTTGCTGGCGTCGATGAACAGCACGTCGCGCCGGTCCGCGTTCGCGCCGCCTTCCTCTCGCGAGCGGTCGAAGATCAGGATGGCGACCGGGATCCCGGTGGTCGTGAACAGGTTGGCGGGCAGGCCGACGACGGCGTCGAGCAGGTTCTCCTCGATCAGCTGCTGCCGGATGCGCCCCTCGGCCCCGGCCCGGAACAGCACGCCATGCGGGACGATCACCGCCACGCGGCCGGACTGACGCTTGGCGATCTCGATCATGTGGGTGATGAAGGCGTAGTCGCCCTTGGACTTGGGCGGCACGCCGCGCCAGAAGCGCTTGTACTGGTCGCTGTCGGCATCCTCCGCGCCCCATTTGTCGAGCGAGAACGGCGGATTGGCGAGTACCACGTCAAAGCGCATCAGGTGGTCGCCCTCGACCAGCGCCGGGCTGTTGAGCGTGTCGCACCATTCGATGCGGGCGGCATCCTTGGCGTGCAGGAACATGTTCATGCGGGCCAGTGCCCAAGTCGCGCCGTTCACCTCCTGCCCGTAGAGGGCGAAGTTATCCGAGCCGACTTCCTGCGAGGCCTGGACCAGCAGCGAGCCGGAGCCGCAGGCGGGGTCGCAGATCGTGTTGCCGGGCTGCGGCGCGGCCAGCTTGGCCAGCAGACGCGAGACGGGCGCAGGTGTGAAGAATTCACCTGCCTTCTTCCCGGCGTCCGAGGCGAACCGCGAGATCAGGTAGATGTAGCATTCACCGATGATGTCCTCGGTCACCCGCGACGGGCGCAGGTCGAGCGCAGGCTTCGCGAAATCCTCAAGCATGTTCTTGAGACGGCGATTGCGATCCTTTGGGCGGCCGAGGTTGGCCTCGGAGTTGAAGTCGATGTTGCGGAAGACGCCCTCGAGTTTGGCCCGGTTCGCGTCCTCGATCTTCTCCAGCGCGATGTTGATCAGCTCGCCGATGTTTGCCTCGTTCCGCTGGGCGTGGAGGTCGTAGAAGCTGGCGCCCTCGGGCAGGATAAACCGTTCGCGTTCGAGGCGGCGGCGGATGCGGGCCTCATCTTCGCCAAACTGCTTGCGGTAAGTCTCGAGGTGGTCGTTCCAGAGGTCCGAAATGTACTTCAGGAACAACATCACGAGGATGTAGTCCTTGTACTGGCCGGCATCGACGGCGCCCCGGAAGGTGTCGCAAGCCGCCCAGGCGGTCTGGTTGATCTGCTGTTGGGCGATCTGATCGGTCATCAGGCAATTTCCTTCTGGTCGGCAGCCTTGGCGGCATCGCCGAGAATGGCGCTTACGAGTGTTTCCCTGCGAGCGGCGAGTTGCCGAAGCAACCGTCCCTCCTGCCGTGCGAGGGCGTCGAGCTCGACGATACGTTTCTGCGTCTGCAGGTCGGGCACAGCGATCTCGAGGTTTTCGAGGGCCGCCATCGGGATCATCCTGAGACTTGTGCCCTGCGCCTCCGCGCCGAGCTTACGCTGCGCGTCGGGCTGGTTGATCGCCCACGCCAAGTATTCTGGAAGAACTCGCCGCCGGTCGGGTCGAACGATCACCAACGGGACGATGACCACGACAGGCTCTGGCAGCGGATCGGGAATGGCTGCTGCGGCGTTCGGCTCGCCACGCGAGCGGAAGACGACCTCGCCTCCGCGGACGAAGTATCGGTCGGACAGTTCGCCCAGATCATACCTCTGGAAGTCCGGGCCAGGCTCTTCGCCGTTCGTTCCGACGTCACGCAGTTGCAGCGCCGGCACACCACCCTCCGGCAGAGGATCGAGTCTGCCGCGCGCCGTGTAGCCGGAGTGAATGTCGGAGAGCTCGGCGAGCCGCATGAAAGAATCCTCTGTAAGTCGATTTACAGAGAAATAGGCGCTCACACCTCGCGAGTCAATCCTTCAGATTACAGTTTTCGCCCTACAGAGAAAAATGTATTGTCTGATGCTGCCATGTGAGCGGGAAGGGCTCCAGAACGCGCGCCAGCGTCACCTCCGGCCCTTGAGCCTCTTCCAGGATTGCCTCGACGATGTCGGGCGCGAGCAGGGTCAGGCGCAGGACGCGGGTCATGTATGAGGGCGCGATCCCTTCGCGTTCGGCCAACTCTGCGATGGTGGCGAACTCCCCTGATTCGAGCATCTTCTTCCATCGAAAGGCGCGCGCCAGCGCCTTGACCAGCGTTTTGTCGGTCCGCCGCGAGTGCGTGACGCCTTCCGGCAATTGCATTTCCTTCCGTCCGCCGCGCTTCATGACGCGGAAAGGGACGTGGAGCGTCACTGTGTCGGGGATCGACACTCCGCGGGTCATGCTGCCTCTCCAACAACGCCGGCCAGCATTTCGCGCGCGAGTCCGCTGAGGCCATCAACCCGCAGCCGGACGTTCAACCCGTCTGTGCGCATGTCGACGCGCTCAACCAGCAATGTCACGATGCGTGCCTGCTCGGCGGGGAAGAGTTCGTCCCACAGCGGATCGAGCTGCAGTAGGGCAGAACGGGCGTCAGCCTCGGTGATGTCGTCGGCGTGAGCGCGCGCCGCCTTCCACGTGCCTGCCACGATCTCAGGCTGGCGGAATACGGCGCGCAGTTGGTCAATGACTGCGGCCTCTGTCTCCCCTGCCGGCACGCGGCCGACCGGGCATGATCCGGCACCGTGCTTTAGCACCGTTTGGCTCACATAGTAGCGGTAGAGTCGGTCACCCTTGCGCGTGTGCGTCGGCGAGAAGGCCGCACCATCAGGGCCGAACAGCAGCCCCTTCAGCAGCGCTGGCGTTTCGGCGCGGGTCCGCATTGCCCGTTTGCGGGGGCTTTCCTGCAGGATCGCATGAACGCGGTCCCACGTCTCGCGGTCGATGATTGCTTTGTGCTCGCCGGGGTAGCTCTCACCCTTGTGCACCGCCTCGCCGATGTAGGAGCGGTTGTTCAGCAGCCGGTAGAGGTACTTCTTGTCGATCCGGTTGCCGCGGGGCGTGCGGACGCCGCGCTTCGCGACCTCCCGCGCCAATTCGGTCCCCGAGCCTATCTCGAGGAAGCGGGCGAAGATCCAGCGGACATGCACGGCGGCTTCGTCATCGACCACCAGTTTGCGGTTTTGCACCCGGTATCCGTAGGGCGGCACCCCGCCCATCCACATCCCCTTCTTCCGGCTGGCGGCGACCTTGTCGCGGATGCGCTCGGCCGTCACCTCGCGCTCGAACTGCGCGAAGGAGAGCAGAATGTTCAGCGTCAGCCGGCCCATGGAGGTGGTGGTGTTGAACGACTGAGTGACCGAGACGAACGTCACGCCGTTTCGGTCGAACACCTCGACCAGCTTGGCGAAGTCGGCGAGCGAGCGGCTGAGGCGGTCGATCTTGTAGACCACCACCACGTCGACGAGCCCGTCCTCGATGTCCTCCAGCATCCTCTTCAAGCCCGGGCGCTCGAGCGTGCCGCCCGAGATGCCGCCGTCGTCATACTGATCGCGGACCAGCACCCACCCCTCTGAGCGCTGGCTGGCGATGTAGGCTTCGCATGCCTCGCGCTGGGCGTGCAGCGAGTTGAACTCCTGCTCCAGCCCTTCCTCGGAGGATTTCCGAGTGTAGATCGCGCAGCGGAGTTTCCGGACCATTCCTGATTTCGTAGGGGCCTTAGTCATGTCCGCGCCCTCCGATTCTTGAGGCCGAAGAACACCCAGCCATTCCAGCGCGTGCCTGTGATGGCGCGCGCGATAGCGGACAGCGACTTGTAAGGCCGCCCCTGCCATTCAAAGCCGTCGGCGGTGACGGTGACGATGTACTCGACACCTTGCCACTCGCGGAGCAGCCGCGTGCCGGTGATGGGGCGGTCACAGTCGAGGCGCGTGCCGCGCTTCTTCTTGTCACCGCCGTCGAGTTCCTCGCCCAGCCGTTCCAGCCGCCGGATGGTCTCGGGCTTCAGGCCACCATAGGCCAGCTCCTGGATGCGATAGGCCAGTCGGCTCTCCAGGTAGCGTCGGTTGAACGGCGGCGGCTCGCTGTCGAACAGATCGCGCCACTGCGCCTTCAGTTCCGGCGTCGTGGCGGTTTTCAGCGCAGCCAGGCGCGCGGGAATGGGATCGTGGGTCGTCATGCGGGTCTCCGGTGAGTTGGAGTTGCATGACGGCATCGGTCGGCCGGAGAGTGTAGGCGAATTTCTCCAGTATCGTCAGAAGGTTCGCCCTGTTCCCGCAGCTGCAGGCGGACGAGCCCGAGCGCCAGCAGGCCGCACAACTCGGCGCGGCGCTCGGCGGGAGTCATCTGGTCGGGCGGCAGCGGGTTTGAACCCCGCTGGGGGTTTGTCGGCACGTTTCGCATGGGGGAAACGCTACCCGCACACCCTCCGAAAACAATCGGATTCAAAGGCTTATGGGAGTTCTGCGTAAGCCCGCGCAGAGGATAGGAACCGGCGGAGCCTCAGTGACGTATCGCCGGCGCGACCTGGGCATCGGTGTCGAGAACCAGCGCCGATCTCCAGAGCGGCGTCTTCATGAACACCACCTCCTCGAAGCGATAGCTGGCCGTTCCCCGCTCCTGCTGCAACAGGCCAGCCCAGCAGAGCGGGCGCAGCACCTGGATGTAGAGCTGGGCCATCACCTCGTCGTAGTGCGGGAGCGGTCCCGTCTCGGGCTCGCCGAAGAACACGCGGCGGAGGTGCGCGCCGGTGGCGCCGTCCTCGGTCTCGACGTTGAGCACGTTCAGGAACACGTCCCAGTTACCAAGGATCGGCGCATCGTCAAAGCGCGACATGCTGGCGTGGTTGATCCGGAACAGGAAGAACGGGACGACTGTGCCGAAGATCCGGCCGGGATGGCCGACCAGCGCCTGGCCCGTCTTGGTCAGGCGGAACTCGCCCTTGTAGTGCCGCCCGAGCTTCATCGCGATCATTAGGTCGTGCAGCACCATGAGCGGGGCGAAGTCGGGCTCGTTCAGCACCTTGTTGACGGCGAAGAGGTCCGCCTCGGTGTGGCCGGGCCAGCCGAACTCGGCCGCGGCCCAGTGCACGAATACCCGCTTGAACGCCTTGGACGGCGTCAGGGGAATGCCGCCATTCTCGCCGATCCAGGCGAAGGTCTTCTCCATCCCGCGCACCAGCGGCGAGAACGCAAGCGCCGGATCGGCATCTTCGATCTCCCGAAACGCGATCACCTCAGATCTCCCGCGCGAACCAACGGATGCGGCCGACGATGTGGATCTCGTCGGCCGTTCTTTCGTATTCGGGGTAATGCTTGTTGTCGGAGATGACGCGCACCGCGGGCGGGTCGCTGTTCGGGATGTGCTCAAGCCGCTTGGCGACCAGCCCCATCCCGTCGTCCAGCACGAAGATGCCGGGCGGGTTGGGCGCGCGGCGGGTCATGTCGACCAAGACCGCGTCGCCGCTTAGCAGCGTCGGCGCCATGCTGTCGCCCTCCACATGCATGATGCGCAGCTGCGACGGACTGGCTTTCAGGCTATTCCGGATCCAGGAGCGGCGGAAGTGATAGACGCGGCCGGGCGTGTCGCCATCCTCGGTCACGACTGCACCACCGCCCATTGCGGGGCGCGGGGTGGCATGTGCGATGGCCACAAAGGCGTCGTCAGGATTGTCCAAGAAGGGCGGCTTACCCTCCACCTCGCCGATGCCGTGGATCAGCCAGTCGCGATCCACCTTCAGCACGCGGGCGACCTCGGCCAGCCGGTCTATGCCAGGGCGGGCTGAACGGCCACGGAGGATGTCGTAGACGAACGAACGGTTCACGCCGGCCATCTCGGCGACGTGGGCGGGGCTGATGCCGAGCTGATTGGCCCGGGCTCTGAGGCGGTCGGAAAGCGTGTGGTGCTCGGTCATGTCATCCCCACCCAACTGTGGATGAAATAGGATAAAATCGGATTGATCGAGGCCCGTCAAGCGAATAAGAACAGAAGGTAAACATCTTACACGGGAATCGGCGCGGAGGACAGTGAATGCACATCGACAAATTGTACTTCACGCTCCCCGAGATCCTCGAGCGCTGGCAGATCACCGAGGCCGACCTGATCTACCTCGCGGAGAACGACAAGCTCCGACTTTCGGTGCGCGTGTTCGGCGTTCCCATGGAGTTCGGCGACATCGAGGAAGACGAGCGAGGCGAGCCGTACAAGGTGCCGTGGGAGCAAAGCTACCACAGCGGCCTGCTCGATCTCCACGCCCGTGATGTGTTCCAGCTCTTCCGGTGCAGCGAGGTCCATCTCGAGAGCTTTCGGACGCCGAGGGCCGATTACGCTGAGACCTGGGGCGATGCGCAGCCCGTCCTCGTGATGATCGGTGACCTCCTTCTAAGGCGCAATGAACGCGACCGTTTCGAGATCGAGACCGGGTTCTCGCCCGGCGGCCAGCCGATGGAGGAAGCCACCTTCATCGGCGACGGCGCCTTCGAATGGATCGATGAGCGCCTGCAGGCGCGCGAGCATCTCGTCGATCTCGGCCTTCTTGCCGATGAAGGCGTTCAGCGCGGCTTCCTTGTTCCGGCGCGCCTTCTCGGCGCGGGCCTCAAAGCGCGGGGTTGTGATCGGGTTCAGGCGGGTTGTCATCGTGGTGGCTCCGGGTGAGTTGCATCGTCCTTGTAGGATGGACGTTCGCTCCGCTGGCCCGGCTTATCAACTCGATAAGCACATGACTTTGAACGATAATTGGGGTCGACGATGCAGGGCATGAGCGAGCGTCAGTACGCCGCCCATGTCGGGCTGTCGCGCGGTGCGATCCAGAAGGCGAAGACCGCCGGCCGGCTCATCCTGTACGAGGATGGCAGCATCGACGCCGCCGCTTCAGACGAGCGGCGGGCCGAGACGACGGACCCGTCGAAGACCCGAAAGGCGCCGGCGCCCAAGCTGAAACCCGTGCCCGAGGCCGCCGTGGCTGCCGTGGGCGACACCCTCCGCGAACAGGGGCTTTCCGCGCCGGCCGTCGGCGGCGGCACGACCTTCCTTCAGGCCAAGACCGCGAACGAGGTGCTGAAGGCGCAGGAGCGACGCATCCGGCTCCAGAAGCTGAAGGGGGAGCTGGTCGACCGCGCCCGGGCGGAGACGCTGATGTTCCGGCTCGCGCGCGACGAGCGCGACGCGTGGGTGACCTGGCCGGCGCGGGTGGCTGCGTTGATGGCCTCTGAGCTCACCGCGGCGCTGAGGGACACATGCGAGGTTGAGGCGGCGCTGATGCAGAAGGTTCTGGAGGCCCATGTTCGCGCCCAGCTCGACAGCCTCGCGGAGATCCGACCCGGGCTTGGATGACGATCTTTTCGGGTTCGACGGCGCCGCCGCGTTGCTCCGCGCCTGGTCGCGGGGCCTGCGCCCCGACCCGGACCTGACCGTCTCGAGTTGGGCCGACCGCCACCGGAAACTCGCCTCGCGAGCCTCGGCCGAGCCGGGGCAGTACCGGACCGCGCGCACGCCCTACATGCGCGAGATCATGGACCGGCTCTCGCCCGGCGATCCGACCCAGCGCATCGTGTTCATGAAGGCCGCGCAGATCGGGGCCACCGAGGCTGGCAACAACTGGATCGGCTTCGCCATCCATCAGGCGCCGGGGCCGATGCTGGCGGTCCAGCCGACGGTGGAACTGGCCAAGCGCAACTCGCGCCAGCGGATCGACCCGCTGATCGACGAAAGCCCGGACCTGCGGGAGCGGGTGAAGCCCGCCCGCTCGCGGGATGCGGGCAACACGATGCTGTCGAAGGAGTTTGCCGGCGGCATCCTGATCATGACCGGCGCGAACTCGGCGGTGGGACTGCGCTCCACCCCGGCGCGCTACATCTTCCTCGACGAGGTCGACGCCTATCCGGCCTCGGCCGACGAGGAAGGCGACCCGGTCACGCTGGCCGAGGCGCGCTCGCTGACCTTCGCCCACCGGCGCAAGGTCTTCCTGGTCTCGACGCCGACGATCCGGGGGCTGAGCCGGATCGAGCGGGAGTTCGAGGCCAGCGACCAGCGGCGGTACTTCGTGCCGTGCCCGCATTGCGACGCGATGCAGTGGCTGAAGTTCGAGCGGCTGCGCTGGGAGAAAAGGCGCCCGGAGACGGCCGAGTATCTCTGCGAGGGCTGCGAGCGGCCCATCGCCGAGCACCACAAGACGAGGATGCTCGAGCGCGGCGAGTGGCGTGCGACCGCCACGGCCGCCGATCCGACGACCGTCGGCTACCACCTGTCGGCGCTCTACTCGCCGGTGGGCTGGCTCAGCTGGCAGCGGATCGCGCGGGCGCATGAGGCGGCACGGGGCAGCGACGAGGCAATGCGGGCGTTCCGGAACACCATCCTCGGCGAGACCTGGATGGAAACCGGCGAGGCGCCCGACTGGCAGCGGCTGGCGGATCGGCGCGAGGCTTGGGCCCCGGGCACGGTGCCGGAGCGCGGTCTGTTCCTGACGGCGGGCGCAGACGTGCAGAAGGACCGGATCGAGGTCGATGTCTGGGCCTGGGGTCGCGGCCTGGAAAGCTGGCTCGTCGACCACCTCGTGCTCGAGGGCGGGCCCGGCGATCCGGCCTGCTGGCAGCAGCTGACCGACCTGCTTGGGCGGACATGGGCGCATGGGTCTGGTCAGCGGATGACGCTGGCACGGCTCGCGATAGACACGGGCTACGAGACCAGCGCGGTCTATGCCTGGTCGCGCCAGGTAGGCTTTGCGCAGGTGGCGCCGGTGAAGGGCGTCGAGGGGTTCACCCGGACGAGCCCAGTGACCGGGCCGACCTATGTCGACGCGACCGTCGCCGGCAAACGGCTCCGGCGCGGCGCCCGGCTCTGGACCGTGGCCACATCGACCTTCAAGGCCGAGACCTATCGCTTCCTGCGGCAGGACCGGCCGACGAGGGAAGAACAGGCGGCGGGCGCGCTGTGCCCGCCCGGCACGATCCACCTGCCGGACTGGGCGGACGGTGAATGGCTGAAGCAGCTGACCGCCGAGCAGCTGGTGACGGTCCGCACGAAACGCGGCTTCGCGCGGCTCGAGTGGCAGAAGCTCCGCGAACGCAACGAGGCGCTGGACACCCGCGTCTATGCCCGTGCGGCGGCGTGGATCGCGGGTGCTGATCGCTGGCCCGAAGCACGCTGGGCCGATCTGGAGTCCCAGCTTGGGGTGGCGAAGCAGGACGGATCCGAAGCCGGTCCGGCCATGGCGCCGTCCGGCCCGACACGAACGACGCCGCGCCGGCGCACGGTGCGCTCGAGCTATATGAGGTGACTTGATGACCACGGCCGCAGAGCTGCGCGCCCACCGCGATGCGCTGACGGCGCAGCGGTCCTCGGGCGTGGCGCGCGTCAGCTATGACGGCAAGACCGTGGACTATCGCAGCGTCGCCGAGATCGACCGGGCCATCGAGGCGCTGGATCGCGAGATCGCCGCTGCCGAAGGGCGCCGGATCGTCCGGCAGCTGCGCGTGACCACGTCGAAGGGACTCTGACCCAATGGGCCTCTTCGATCGCTTTCGCCGCCGCCCCGCCGGCGGGCCCGCTGCCGTGCGCGCCCGTCTCGAAGGCGCCATGGCGAAGCGCCGGCTGCGCGGCTGGAACCCGCCGCTCGAGAACATCAACTCGCTGGTCGCCTCCGGCGGCCCGCGGCTGCTGGCGCGGTCACGCGAACTGGTGGTGACGAACGGCTATGCCGCCAACGCCTGCGAGGCCTTCGCCGCGAACCTCGTCGGCGACGGGATCAAGCCGTCCTCGTTGATCGAGGACGGGGATCTCCGCGACCGGGTCCAGCGGCTCTGGCTCGCCTGGACCGACAAGGCCGACGCCGACGGTCTGACCGACTTCTACGGCCTGCAGGCCATGGTCGCGCGCGAGATGTTCGTCGCGGGCGAATGCTTCGTCCGGCTGCGCCCGCGCCGGGCGGAGGACGGACTGCTGGTGCCGCTGCAGCTGCAGCTTCTCCAGTCCGAGATGCTGCCCTTCGAGAAGACCGAGACGGCAGCCAACGGCAACCGCATCCGCTGCGGGATCGAGTTCGATGCGATCGGGCGACGCGTGGCCTACCACTTCCGCCGCCGGTATCCGGGTGACAGCACCGATCAGGGGGCGGTGATCCCGGAGACTGTGCGCGTACCGGCGGCCGACGTGCTGCACATTTACCGCCCCATCGACGCGGGTCAGATCCGGGGACTGCCGCATATCGCACCGGCCATGGTGCGGCTGTTCCTGCTTGACCAGTACGACGACGCCGAACTCGACCGGAAGAAGACCGCGGCGATGTTCGCGGGCTTCATCACCAAGACCGCGCCCGAAGAGCCCATGATGGGAGAGGCCGAGGCGGATCTCGACGGCGCCGCCATTGCGAGCCTCGAGCCCGGCACGATGCAGGTGCTGCTGCCCGGCGAGGACGTGAAGTTCTCATCTCCGGCCGATGTCGGCGGCGGCTACGAGGCGTTCCAGTACCGCACGCTGCTGGCGGTCTCGGCCTCGCTGGGGCTGCCGTATCACCTCGTCACCGGGGATGTGCGGCAGGCGAACTACTCGTCCCTGCGCGCCGAACTCGTCGAGTTCCGCCGCCGCATCGGCCAGCTGCAGCACGGCGTGATCGTGCACCAGCTCTGTCGCGCGGTGTGGCAGCGCTGGCTGGAGACGGCGGTGCTCGCTGGCGCGCTCGATGCCGATCCCGCGACGGTGCGACCGGTGCAATGGATCCCGCCGCGCTGGGACTGGGTCGATCCGCTGAAGGACATCCAGGCGCAGGTGCTGGCGATGGAGGCGGGCATCACCTCGCGGCGCAAGGTGGTCGAGGCGACCGGTTACGACGTCGAGGAAGTGGACCGCGAGAACGCCGCCGACGCCGCGCGCGCGACAGGTCTCGGCCTGCGCTACCGCACCAGCCCCGGCGAGACGCAGGGCGCCCGCGCGACGCCGGCGACCCGGGCCGAGCCCGGCGACGGCGCCGGCAACAACACGGATGGCGGCGCCGTCGCGACCGATCCGGCCACCGAACAGGAGTGACGACATGGCAAACTGGTATGCGATCCGCGCCCGGGGGACCGGTGCGGAAGTGGCGATCTATGACGAGATCGGCGCCTACGGGGTCTCGGCGAAGGGTTTTCTGGCCGAACTGGGCGCGTTGCCCGAGCGCACGCCCGTCGATCTGCGGCTCAACAGCCCCGGCGGCTCGGTCTTCGACGCGGTCGCGATCCACAATGCGCTCAAGCGGCACGAGGGGACCGTCACGGTCTGGATCGACGGCATCGCCGCCTCGGCCGCCTCCTACATCGCGATGGCGGGCGACGAGATCGTCATGCCCGAGAACGCCTTCCTTATGATCCACGACCCGGCCGGCCTCGTGATGGGCACGGCCGAGGACATGCGCGCCATGGCCGAGGCGCTCGACAAGGTGAAGGGCAGCCTGATCTCCGGCTACGCCGCGAAATCCGGTCGGACACCAGAGGAGGTCTCCGCGCTGATGGCCGCCGAGACCTGGTTCGACGCATCGGACGCCGTCGCGCAGGGTTTCGCCGACCGGCTGATCGAGCCCGTCCGGATCGCCGCGAACTTCGACATCGGGCGCTTCCGCAACGCGCCGCCGGTTTTGGTGAAGCAGGTCGAAGCCGAACCGGAGCCTGGCGCCGATACCGACGGCACAAACACCGAGGCCACCGACGAAGTCGCCGACGGCGATCAGGTCGAGGACGCCGAGGACGAGCAGGCCGACAGCGCCGACACCGCTCAGCCTTCGGCCGAGACGCCACCGCCGAGCGGCGCGCCGCCGGATCCCGCCGCGATCCGGGCGGAGGCCATCGGCCACGCCCGGGCTGTCGTCGATCTCTGCCGCCTCGCGGGCCAGCCGCAGATGGCCGGCCGCTTCCTCGAAGAGGACGCGAGCCTCGACGAGGTGCGCACGGCCCTCCTTGCCGCGAAGGCCGAGGCCGAGCCCGAGATCGCACCCCATCACCCGCAACCTGGCCGCTCCTCGGCCGCGCGCCCCTGGGGCGAGATCGTCGCCCGCACCTTCAAGCTGAAAGGATAAGCTCATGACCACGCTGGTCGAAGGGAAACACCCCGGCGGCTTCCTCGTCTGGGAAGCCTTCCGCGATTACACCCGCGAGACGATCACCGTCGCCTCGGGCACGCTCGAGCCCGGCACGGTGCTCGGCAAGATCACGGCCTCGGGCAAGTACGCCGCGCACGACCCCGCGGCCGTGGACGGCACCGAGACAGCCGTCGCTGTGCTATGGGGCAAGGCGGATGCGAGCGCCGGCGATGCGCCCGCCGTCGCGGTCGTCCGCGGTCCCGCCGTCGTCAACCGCCACGACCTCGTCTTTGCCGGCACCCCCAGCGAGGGCGAGATCGCGGCCGCCCACACGGCGCTCCGCGCCGCGGGCATCCTCGTCCGCTGACCCAATCCCGACAGGAGGCATCCTCATGGCCACCATGGACATCTTCGAAGGCGATGCCTTCACCATCGTCGAGCTCACCCGTGCGCTCGAAAACATCCCCTACAAGCCCGCGCTGCTCTCGGGCTCGAACCTCTTCAGCTCGCGTGGCGTGCGCTCCCGCACCGTCGTGATCGAGAGCCGCGACGGCACGCTGTCGCTGATCCCGTTCTCCGAGCGCGGTTCGGCCTACGAGCAGCAGGTTCCCGACCGGCGCGAGATGCGCGCCTTCGTCTGCCGCCAGTTCAAGAAGCAGGACGTGCTCTGGGCCTCCGAGATCCAGTCCGTCCGCGACTTCGGCTCCGAGAGCGCCACCCAGCAGGTGCAGACCGAGGTCGCGTATCGGCTCAGGAAGCTCCGCCAGGACGCCGAAACTACCTTCGAGTACCACCTGCTGAACGGCATCCAGGGGTTGGTGAAGGACCCGAAGGACAACGCGACGGTGGTCAACTACTTCACCGAGTTCGGCATCTCGCCCGCGGCCGAGATCGACTTCGACCTCGACAATGCGAGCCCGGCCTCCGGCGCGCTCCGCAAGCGCTGCCAGGCGCTGATCGAGAGCGTCGAGGACTCGATGGGCGGGCTCTCGGCCGGCGCCGTGCAGGTCCGCGCCGAATGCGGCTCGGCCTTCTTCGCCGATCTCGTGGCCCACAAGGAGGTGCGGGAGACCTACCTCAACACCGCCGCCGCGGCCGACCTGCGCGGTCGCGTGGCGGACGAGGTCAGCTTCGGCGGCATCACCTTCCGGCGCCACCGGGGCGGGGTCGGCTTCACGGTCCCGACCGACAAGGCGTTCTTCTATCCCGAAGGCATCGAGGGGCTCTTCGAGATCTACTACGCCCCCGCGGACACCTTCGAGACGGTGAACACGCTCGGCCAGCCGCTCTATGCCCGCACCATCCCCGACCGGGATCGCGACGAATGGGTGCGGCTCGAGATCGAGAGCAACCCGCTGCCGATCTGCACCCGTCCGCAGGTGCTGCGCTCAGCACGACGGACCTGACGAGTCAGAGCGTGACGCTGTATCGGGCGTGAAGATCGCTGAGATGCCGGACCAGCCAGTCTGCCGGTTCGGTATCCTGCCAGAAGCGCAAGAGTTCCGGATAGCTCATCGCCTCGAACGCCGGCGATGATCCTGCCACGCGCGCCCTGAACTCCTCGATCTCGTCTCGATGGGCCACGAACTCGGGACCGGCGGTCGGGTTCGCGGGCTCCCAGAACAGATACAGCAGCGTGACCGGTCGATCGGGGAAGCTGCGTGCCAGTCCGAACGCATGCTTGATGAGCTGTGCAGCGTCGAGCCATGTGTACTGGTCCGGGCGATCCCGGAGGCGCAGCATCTCGCGAAAGTATCCCTGATCGCGCCGCGTGTCCCTGATATGCTCCGCGTAGGCGGGCGAGAATTCGGCCCGGTGGGCCGACAGGTGTTCGGTCAGCTTGGACTCGATCCCGACCACGCCGCCGGGGCCCGAAAGCACGACGTCGAGGTTGGGTGCACGGCCGCCGCGGAGTCCGGTGGGGCATTTCCGTTCGAAGCGAAGATCGTCGAAACCGGCACCCATCGGCATGGCGAGGTCGGCGATCCGGCTCCGAAACGGCGCGAAGCAGTTGACCGCCAGCCCGGATGAAGAATGGGCCGCCCGGAACTTGGTCTCCAGTTCGTTGCCGTCGCCCGCGGACAGGTCTGCTTCGAAATCCTCCAGCGAGACCTGCGGAAGCAGGGTGTCGCGAAAATCTGCAACGTAGCCCTTCGGGTCGAGAGATGTGTCCGGGTGCTGGTGAACGAAAGCCTCTGAAAGAGCTTGAACGGCTCGGATCCTCGTCGGGCGTTCTGAAATCGATTCCTGTTTCATGGGAGCAGTATAGCCATGACCAGCGCGTTCGCATCCGCCCTCGACGCGCTCTTCGCGGATGCGCATCTCGCGCGCGACATCGTCTACATTGCCGAGGGCGGCGCGCCTTCGCTGGTCCGGGCGATCCTGCGCCGGCCCGATGACGTTACCGGCTTCGGCGAGGCGCGGATCTGGTCGGAAACCACCCGGCTGGATCTGCGCCTTTCCGAGGTGGCCAACCCGCGTCCCGGCGACCGCATCGAGATCGACGGCGAGGCCTTCCTCATCCAAAGCGAGCCCGTCCGCGACCGCGAGCGGCTCGTCTGGACTGTGGATCTGCGTCCGGCCTGATCGCGATGAAGCTGAAGCTTGACATCACGCCGGACCTCGTCGCCGCCATGACCGCCGAGGTGAAGGCCGGCGAGAAGGCCGTCACCGCCGCCATGCGCGAGGCGGGCACCGGGCTCAAGACCGCCTGGCGCGGCCAGATCACAGGCGCCGGGCTCGGGCGACGGCTCGCGAACTCGATCCGGAGCCAGACCTACCCGAAGGCCGGCGAGAGCCTGAACGCCGCGGCGCTGGTCTGGTCGAAGGCCCCGGTCATCGTCGGCGCTCACGATACCGGGCCGCTGATCCGCTCTAAGGACGGGTTTTGGCTTGCGATCCCGACGCCAGCCGCCGGACGCGGCCTGCGCGGCGGCAGGATCACCCCCGGCGAATGGGAGCGCCGCCGGGGTCTGCGGCTCCGCTTCGTCTACCGTCGCCGCGGGCCCAGCCTGCTGGTGGCAGAGGGACGGCTGAACAGTCATGGGCTCGGTGTCGCGTCACGCTCGAAGACTGGCCGCGGGCGCACGACGGTGCCGATCTTCCTGCTGGTGCCGCAGGTCAAGTTGCCGAAGCGGCTCGACCTGGACCGGGATGCCGAGCGGGCGCTGGACAGCGTGCCGGGTCTGATCGTGGCCAACTGGGTGGAGGGACGGTTCCTGTAAAGGCGCGTCGAGAGCACTGCTCCCACTCATACAATTCCGGGATTGTCAGGGGCCTCGATGCATCCGCATAATCAAGGGCATGAAGCGCCCCGAGCAGTTAATTGAGCGGTCCTACTCAATGATGATCGCCAGCTACTGGCTGGCGAGATGCGGAGTTCGTCACGACGGCAAGGCTGCGTCCCCTCCTGCGGCTCTGGGGGTCAGCACCTGGAAAGCAGCATACGACAGTTTCTTCGATGCGATGGGTGACGGCCGCTCACAGACTCAATTCCGGAACAGCATGAAAAATGCGCGAGATACGTTCGACATATTGTTCGACAACGGACGGATCGGGTGGGTCGATCGCAACGGACAGCAACCGTCATTGAGCGCCAGTTTCACGCGGATCCATGAAGAATGGACGGATCGTTCCGATCAGGAGCTTGAGCGGTTCGTCCTCGGGCTTCATGCCGGAATGCCGGTAGCAGTGGATGGGAAAGCCCGCAGCCCGGAAGCACGGACGGAGGGTGGCGAAAAGGTCTACGTCTCCCTACGACGCGAACGTGATCCGAGGCTCAGAGAGGACGCCCTCGCGATCCATGGGTTCGACTGTATGGCTTGCGGGTTCAACTTCGGCCGCGCGTACGGGGCTATTGGTGAGGGTTTTATCGAAGTCCACCATGTCGTTCCGATCGCCGAAGCAGGTAAAACGATCACCGACCCGGCGAAGGATCTTGCCGTGCTCTGTTCAAATTGCCATCGCATGGTGCATCGGAAACGCAGCGTATGCCTCTCATTAGATGAACTGAAAGCGCATCTGAGGAGCCGCGGTTCACATTCCTGATCGGTATTCGACGCAGGCTATGCACCGCAGAACCTTGCTTGGGGGGCGTTTTCCGATTAACGCCCCCCGGCAAGAAAGGAAGAGCTGGTGACTACCCCACGCGAAACCATTCTCGCCGCGCTGCATGCGCGATTATCGGCGTTGCCCGCCACCGCGCTCCGCGGCGACGTTCTGCCCGAGCGCGTCCCGGCCGAAGGCATGCTGATCTTGCGCGATGGCGAGCCGGGGGAGCCAGAGGTAACTCTGTCGCCGTTGGCCTATCACTATCAGCACCGCGCCGAGATCGAGGCCGTCGTCCAGGGCGCGGACCGTGACGTCGCCTTCGACACGCTGATCGCGAGCGTCGGCGCGGCGCTCGCCGCCGACCGGACACTGGGCGGGCTCTGCGACTGGGTCGAGGCGGAAGCGCCGCGGCCGGTGGACTTGGCCGTAGAGGGCGCTGCCAGCCTGAAGGCCGCGGTGATCCCGGTGGTGCTGCACTATTCCACGGCCGATCCGCTGGCCTGACCCAATCGACTACAGGAGACGAACATGGCACGAGCCCAGGGGGCGCGGGCGCTGATGGCGCTTGCGTTCGAGACGACTTATGGAACGCCGCCCGCGAGCGGCTTCACCCGCATGCCCTTCGCCAGCACCTCGCTCGGCGCGGAGCAGCCGCTGCTGAACTCGGAGCTGCTCGGCTACGGCCGCGATCCGCTGGCGCCGATCAAGGACGCGGTGACGGCCGATGGCGATGTCGTCGTGCCGCTCGACGCCGAGGCGTTCGGCTTCTGGCTGAAGGCGGCCTTCGGCGCACCGACGACCACGGGCGCGGAGGCGCCCTATACCCACGAGTTCCAGTCCGGGTCCTGGACGCTGCCCAGCATGTCGATCGAGACCGGCATGCCGGAAGTGCCGCGCTATGCGATGTATTCCGGCTGCGTGCTCGACCAGATCACCTGGCAGATGCAGCGCTCGGGCCTGCTGACCGCCACGGCGCGGCTGGTGGCGCAGGGCGAGACGGTGGGCACGACCACCAGCGCCGGCACACACGCCGCGCTGGAGCTGAAGCGCTTCGGACATTTCAACGGGTCGATCACCCGCAACGGGTCCGCGCTCGGCAACGTAGTCTCGGCCGAGATCACCTATGCCAACACCCTCGACCGGATCGAGACGATCCGCTCGGACGGGCGCATCGACGGCGCGGACCCGTCCATCGCCGCGCTGACCGGCCGGATCGAGGTGCGCTTCGCCGACCAGACGCTGGTGACGCAGGCCATCAATGGCGAGACCTGCGAGATGGAGTTCGCCTACGTCCTGCCGTCCGGTGAGAGCTTCACCTTCACCGTGCACGCCGTCTACCTGCCGCGCCCGCGCATCGAGATCTCCGGGCCGCAAGGCGTGCAGGCCACCTTCGACTGGCAGGCCGCCCGCGACAGCGTGGTCGGCCGAATGTGCACCGCCACCCTGATCAACGACATCGAGGTGTACTGAGGATGCTGACGCTCGACCTGACGAATGAACCGCGCTGGCACGACCTGGCACCCGGAGTGCGGGTGCAACTCCGCCCGCTGACCACGGCGCTCATGGTGGCGACGCGCAGCGATCTGGCCGTCGAGGCAGTTCCGGTGGAGGCTTCCGACGAGGAACGCGCGGTCGCCTTCGCCAAAGCGCTGGCGCGGCGTGCCGTGCTCGCCTGGGAGGGCATCGGCGACGCGGACGGCACTCCAATCGACCCGAGCCCGGAGGCCATCGACGCGCTGCTCGACGTCTGGCCGATCTTCGAGGCGTTCCAGCTTAGCTACGTCTCGAAGGGACTGCTGCTGGAACAGGAAAAAAACGCCTCCGCGCTCTCGCCGAATGGTCCTTCGGCGGGGGCGAACGCTACTGCGAAACCTGCGCGCAAGCCTGCCCGGACTGCCCGGCGCGGCTGA